AAAACACATAATAAGAATAGTAAGCCTGTAGTGCATCTTAAAGACTTGTCTAAAACTACACAAGCTAGAATAAAGAAAGGTAAATAATAATATGTCGTTATATGCTAATATGAATAAAAGAAAAAAGGCAGGTACTTCTCGTAGTAAAAAGAAAAGCACTATAACTAAGAAAGCCTACGCTAACATGAAAGCAGGTTTTCCTAAAAAGAAAAAGAAGAAAACTAAAGCATGAGAAGTATGACCGAAGAAGGACTTGATCTGATTAAGTTGTATGAGGGTTATAGCTCATCCTCATACCTGTGTCCTGCCTTACATTGGACAATCGGGTATGGGGCTATATGGGGTTTAGATGGTAAACGAGTAACAGAAGATCATCCAGACATAGATGAAGAACAAGCTAATCAGTTATTAAAAAGAGATGTACGAAATTCAGAGGTAGCAGTACTACGACAAATAAAAGTAACATTGGAAGATGGGCAGTTTGATGCGCTTTGTTCTTTCGTATTTAATTTAGGCAGTGGTTCTTTGCAGAGTAGTACTCTAAAACGCAAGATAAATAGAGGAGATTACATTGGTGCAGCAGATGAGTTTCCAAGATGGGTGTATGCTGGAGGAAGAAAGTTAAAAGGACTGATAAAACGAAGAAATCATGAGCGATTAATGTTTTTGACGTAAAGTTATAAAAAAAGACCCTCTAGGATGATGCCCAGAAGGTCTTAGAGATAGTCTCAGGTAGGTAGTGTCCAGAATATACCTACATTGACTGTAGCATAGCTTAAAACGCTTTATATGAGATTTAGCCTATTTTTACCACTTAAATGCTTTAACAGTTTCTGCATTATCTACAACCTCTCCTGTAAACCCTGCATCTACTAAACACATATTCTGAGTGTCTGTTGGTTTTATTATTGCAGCAGACCATGCCTGAGTTTTAGGATTAAAATGTATAAAGGTTACATGACCTCTAGCTGATATACCACGGAATACTAACTTCTCTCCATGCTTGTCTATAATAACACTTTTAAACTCTTCAATACTCTTACATATTAGTTGAGATTTTTTTGTCTCTGCATTAACACCAGTAAATATTAATGCTACTGATACAAATAGTAATCCAAATAGTCCTAGTTTTGTTTTTATATTCATAGTACCTCCTATCACACTAAAAATGTTTGTTTAAGATGTTTTTCTAGATATTCTTTTGATCTATTTAATGTTTCTAAGTCATCATTAAATCCACCTAATGCTCTATTACATTTGTGACATAGCCATCCTCTAAATGTATCAGTGTCATGGCAATGATCAATAACCCAAGGACTATTAGTAGTAGCAGTCCCACTTCTTAAAACTTTATCTTCTCCTAAATTACAAATTGGACAAACATATCCTTTTTTAGGCATACCATATTCTCTTTTTAGTTTTTTTCGTATTGATGCCATTTTTGTATTACAAGGCTTACACTCTGCTCTTAAATAATTTCCACCCGAACAGGGAGAGAAATCGGATAAAGGTAAATACTCCTCGCACTTAGAACATACCTTACCGTTCTCATCTGTTACTAGATCCTCATGCTCAAGAAAAAAATCAAACTGCATATCTATCAATCCTTTTGAGATTGATAAAATAACCTTTGTCATACCCACGTTCCCACTCTTTATATCTAGAGGTTCCGTAAGTATATGGGTTGGTGAAGTTTTCTTGGAACCCCACTATACCCTCCTTATGAATTTTCTTTAATGGGTAGAAGTCTCCACTAAAGAACCTTTTTCTTTTAAACACCACAAACACCTCCTGAGTTAGTTATTTCACAAATGTCATGTGTTTCGATATGTTCATCAAATTCAGTACCTAGTTTATCTACAGCTTCTGAGTAAGGTACGACTGATAATGGTTGTCCACCTCTAGCACCATCAGGGTATGCTGTAAATCCTCTTAACCTATGAGCATAAGAAGCTAGTGTTTCAGAGAATCCTTTTACCGTATCTGGATTGTTATTCTTAGATCCCCAAGAAGGTAAGTTAATTGTAGAACTAATAGACATATCAACATAGTCTTGTACATCAGCTTGAAACTTAATCCTTCTTTCATAATCCTCTGCTAAATCTAATGCAGACTCTATGTTCTCTGGATCTACTCCGTACAAGTCTATTAACTCCTGTGCTGCTGAGTCAACTACATATTGATATTTCCATTTAGTACCACCAGTTAAGTATCTACGTTTGTATGCTACAGCGAATATAGGTTCTATGCCAGAAGAAGTACCGCTAAGAATGCTAATAGACCCAGTTGGAGCAATAGCACGATTCGCCACTGGCCTAGAAATGGATAGTTGGTCTGCAAATTCTCTAGAAACTTTATCGCTGATTCCTTTATACACAGATAACCATCTGTGAAGATTTTTGGTAACTTCATATTTCTCTCCTTGTTTTATGAGCCATTCGTGCATACCCATCAGACCAAGCCCTAACCTTCTGTTTTTTTGTCTTATATCATAAACTTTCTGGTAAGGTAACTCAGCCCTCAGAGTACCACATATTAAAAACTTTGTACCTAGTTCTACTATACGGGCAAGTTCTGATATCGTATCAATACGCCCAAGGTTGATACTCCCCAAATTGCAGACATCACTATCGTCAGCAGAAGTAACTTCAGTACAGGCGTTGCGTAAAGTGTCATTTTCATTCTCCATGAAGTTAAAGCTAAACCCTGGTTCAGCAGAACGAAGTGCCTGTTTTACATTACTCAGAAACACTTCACCAACTTCACCAGTGTTCCAGTAATTTACAAGCCAATCAGTATCATAGTTTACACTTATATTAGTCATATCAAGAGGAGCGCGAAAGTTAAAGTCTTGTTCCTTGATTTGTTTAAATGTAAAACCTGTAGTACCTACTGGCATTGTATCCCAATCCTTTGCTGTTAAAAAGCTAGGAATGTCATTGTGCTTCCAGTTTAAAGAAGCATACATGGCAGATCTACGAGATCCACCTTGCATAACATTGGCTCCTATAGAATTTATCATTTGCATCTTGGGTATAGGCCCAGATGCTAATCCTCCAGAGCCTCCAAGAGATCGTCCAGATTCTCTGTAGACAGAATAGTCAACGCCTATTCCTCCACCCGTCATCAGACATGATTCAGCTTTCCAAGACAGGTTAGCCCAATCTTCTCTTGTATCTTCTTCTGCTCCTAGTAAGAAACAGTTATTATAAAATCTCTTATCTCTTCCTGCATAGTATAAGTATCTACCACCAGGAACAAACTTGAGATCTGTTATGTATTGCTGTAGTTCTCTTTGCTCATCCTTAGATAACAAATCACTTTCATCAGGACGCAAAGATCCACATACATCTTTAACAAGAACTCTAGATAACTGCTCCCAAGTATCACAACCAGTGTGAGAATACTTTAAGTTAAAGATATCTTCTGAGAATTTAGAACGAAACATAGGGTTCATATTAGATTTAAAACTAGTCATTTATCTCTACCTCTACAATAGTAATTTCAAAATCCTCAAAGTAATCTTCAAGAACGGTTTTAAAGTCATCAGGCAAGGTATGGAGAAGACCTTCTACACCATCTACAGGTATATGATGACTGTCTTCTCTTACCTTAACCTTTGCTGTTAAAGTTAAGCTAAACATTATAGCCTAAAAGCACGAGTCAAAACAGTAGATCTAGTTAAACCACTGTTTACTCTAATTTGAGATAAAGTTCTAGCAGCCTTAACCATATTATTTTCAGCTTCCTTATAAACTACTTGAGCAGCCTCATAAGCATCTTGTGCATCATATACATCTTTATACTTTAACTGACTCAGTTCTGCTTGTTTTGCTTTAATTTCGTCTTCAAGATCTGTAATAATACTAGCTTCCATAATTTATTCCTTTCTCAATTAAATCCGACAAGTCGGGTTGTTTATGATCAGCAGGTTTAACCAACTTACCATCTGCTCTGAAATGACCTTTCGTTACTTTGGTCATGTTATTGTGATGAACCCTTAGAAATGCTTCAGGTAAAAACTTAAACTCTTTGTATCTTGAAGCAAAACCGAATACGACATATAGAACATCACACAATTCTTTAAGTGTTTTTTCTGGGTTTATTTCATTTGCATCTAACTCATCTTGAAGTTCTTCTAATTCTTCCTGAATTAAGTCCTGACATAAATCCATACGATTAAAATTATCTCTACTTATCTCAGTAATTAAGTTACCTCTACTTTGTAGCATAACTCTATCATGTACTGCTGCAGTTGTCAAGCGTTTTGTTACCTCATCTTGAAATTCTTCTAGGCAACCTAAGTAATCTGCCTGTAGTTCCAGAGGTATCATACCTCCAGTAGTGAGCTTGTCTGATACAGACTCATCAAAACCTAACTCAGACCCTAAAGTAACCTGTGCGAAATCGTGTATAGTTATAGTATCTGTACTTTCTTTATTATATGGAGGCATCTTTTTGTTCCTTTCTTTTTAGTTTTCTTCCTCTTGCAATGTCTAATTTATCTGAGTCAGAGTTAGCCCAGTGTTCTCCCCAAGTCCAATACTCTTTTTCCTCTTCTATTAACTTATCTAAATACCATTTTGCTTTTCGTAGATCTTCCATAGGTTTACCTTTATAATTAAAACGCCAAAGGTATTTTATTATATTTCCCTTCAAATAATCTTTAAAGTGATCTCCTGTAGACGCTTTAATTGCATCAATACACTCTATCCCATTCTGATTATAATGTGGGGGATGATTAACCATATCTTCCATGTTGTCTCCTAGTGTTTTGTTGGTGGGATTTTTTTATTTAAGTATATAACATTGTCTTTTACGTCTACTACGGTAGGTTCTTCAGTCTCTTCTAAAGCATATCCGATAACATCTTGAACCATCTCCATCATAGACGCACCTATATCTTTTATCATCTCATGTTCCTTACTGTCTTTAACATCTGGTGAAACAAAATCACCACAAGTTATCTGTATATCTATACCATCGTGAGTTACTAATATCATCATACTGCAATCAGGTATATTTGCAATATGATTTACTTTTGTTTTAGTTGACATGACATCTCCAAAAAGTCTTTGGCGTAAACGATTGCTAGTGGTTCTTTGCGATTAGCTTTGATAATCACTAACGGTTTAGTATTCTTAGTAACATGACTTTCGGCCTGAGACATAACATCATATACAGCAAACTTTGCTCTAGATTTACACTCAACAGCCCAAGGCCACTTCTTTCTAGCAAGAGGAGATAAGCTAATGTCTGGGCCATTAACACCCATAGGTGTAGATTTTATATCATCATCCTCTACACCTCCTATTTTAGACAGGAGTATATCTCTCACCCACTGTTGCAGTAACCTTCCTTTGTTTTTAGCTGACGATGGCTTCATATCTATTCGCCATGTTAGTGTAATACTCATAGTTTCCAGCCTTAGATACAGGATTTTTAACGTACTTTAAACCCTTCCAACAAGAAAACTTATAGTCACAGAAGGTACAAGGCATCTGTAATTTGCGATTGCCTGTAGATTTCTTGTAATAAGTTTCCAAAGTATCATCATAAAGCCTCTCAAAGTGACCTTCTTCAGTAGTTTTAGATATTTGTAGAGCCTTTTGTTCTATTAGATCAAGATAGTAATCTTCATCAGTAGGATCAGCTTCAATTACTTTCATCTGACCTGTACCTTTATTGATAATTATCCAACCTCCTGCCTTTACACCTTCTGCTCTAGCATATCCAAACAACTGACAGCAGTAACCAAAGTCATCCTGTCTTTTTAGTTGCTCATAGGATGCAAAGCGTTTGTCATAAGACCAAGAACTAGCACTCTTTATATCCCATACACTCTTATCCCCTAGTTTTATAACTAAGTCTAGTTCCCCATACATATCCCCAGACTTAGTTGGTAGCTTAACCTTTTTATTCATGTCGGTAATTTCTATACCTGCTGATAACAATAATGCAACTGCTAGAACTTCAGTCATGTCACCATATGCCATCATAATCTTAAAGTGATCTGGCTTTGGTGCTTGTTTCCATCCTAGCTTAGATGCCTGTAACTGACACATAGGTTTACCAATCTGAGACATAGACGGTAAACCATTACTACTACCTAGTTTCTTGTAGTTAAACTTAGATAACTTCTCATTAAACATCTGACTAGCTTCATAGATGATATGACGAGGTATCTCAGGTTCTGATGCAAGAAAGAAGTCTAGCTTTTCCTGTAGATTATTCATTACTAGGAGTCACATCAATGAACTCAGAACCTATATTAGAACCACCTATGTTTTCTCTCATACGCTCTGTCACTGATTCATTCTCCTTTTGAATAGTTTCTTGGAATACTGCTAGAGTATCTTTGTCATCCTGATCAATGTCAATTTTATCATCCAACATAGGCTTGTACTTTAATACGAACCACTGATTAGATCCTCTCTTCTCGACACCATAAGATAGTTCTAGATTGTAATTGAAGTGCTTCTTGCTTTGCTTATCAAGCTCACCTACAACCTTACCAATCTCATAGAAGTTAGAAGGCCCAAGACGCATACGAAAAGGTATAGGGTCAAACTCTACAGGATCAGACCCTGCCTTAACTGCATCAGTCATAGTTAGAACACCAAACAAATGTCTATACAATTTAACTTTACTAGCTCTTGCATAGGCTACAGGATCTTCTACCTTTAACTTCTCACGTTGCTTGGAAGGTATCCAACCACACTT